TGCGAGTTTGGTGTAGTCATCTCCGATCTCTTTTACAATTTCTTTTAAAAAATCCATAAGTCACTCAAAAATATAATGTTGGTTTTGAGATTTAAAACTTTCAACCTGTTCTTTGGTCTTAAAGAACTTAAAAAGTTTTACATCTGAATGTTCTTTAAGTTGATACTTAACCTTAATCATAATACAAATCCAAATTCTTCACGGGCAATTTTTTTGTAAGGTCCGCCAGGGTTAGCATCGCGGATATCCTTAATCTTTTTGAGTTTTTGATATAGAGACGTATCTCCACCAAGAAGGAGAGCACTCACAATTGTAGCAAGTTCTTTGTCTGTAATAGGCAATTCCATTAGGAAAAAAATAGTTCTAGGTTTACAGTTTTTTCTACATTCCAACCAATTGCATCTAGGATTGATTTCAAAGGTTCGACAAAACTCTTTTCAAATTGTAGATCATAATCAATATATTTGTCAAGGTTAAGTTCGCGTGGAAAATCCTGGATGAATGAGATAACATTCTCCCGAATAATATTGGGTTTCTTCAAATACAGGAATTTGATTTTTTCCCCGTTATTGATGAGTGAATATTTATTCGTTAGTTTCTTCTCCTTAATATAATGATTGAAGAGAAGAGCACCCCGACAGTGAATCGGAGTTCCCTTTGCATAGATGTGAGAGTTGGAACGGTATTTTACCACATCTGAAACAGATCTGGGAAAAGCAATTTCTTCAGGAGGAAGTTTCTTAAAATCTGCACGACACTTATCAATAAACTCAATGACATCCTCTTCGGTGCCATTCATCATCAGTTTAAGTCCCTCTTTAATCATTGTACGACAAGGTGCAGGAGTAGAGGATTTGACTGCCTCAATACCCATCATCTTCAGTTTAGGTTCATCATAACGAACACCTTCACTGTCCCATACGTTGAGAATGTATCGCTTCTTCGCAGTCCAGATACCACGTTCAGCAATATTCTCACGCTTCATAAACATCTTTTGATCATAAGCGTTTACGTAGTCGGCCAGTTCTTGGTAGCAACGATCAATATACTTTTCAAGTTCCACCTCACAGACCTTATTAAGGAACGTGACAATGCCTTCAGTAGTTTTCTCTCTTCCCTGGTATACATTTTCAACCAGAGGACCCAAGTTAAGATAAATGGAATCGGTATCAGAAGCAATAACATAATCAACATCATTTGTTTTCAAGATCTTATTGATCTTTTGATTCATCTTATTCTCAATCCAGCGGATTGATACTTGACCAGAAAGAGTAATTGCTTCCGCATTTGCTAGTTTATAATAGCGGAAGTATTGATTACCAATCGCACCATAGGCAGAGTTGAGCTGAATCTTACGAGCCATCTGGATATTGTTGCACCTGGCGATTTCTTTTTCAAGTGTTTTGGTTGGTGTTTTTTCATACTCTTGTTTTGCTTGAAGCATCTTTTTCTTGAAGATGGTTCGATCTTTGTAGATCTTATCCATCAGTTCTGGTAAGAATCCACGAACATCTTTCCGATACATTGAACCATTAGGACAAACAGCATTGTCCTTATACAGTTCAAAGTTTATCTCCTCATTAAGGATCTTATCAACTGTAGCCGTTGGGTGTCTCTCATCCAGGAGGGTCTCTGGAGAGATGTTGTACTGCATAATGAGATGAGGGTAGAGAGAATTAAGGTCAAAAGACACAACCCAATCATACTTTCCCGGAATCGGTTCCTTGACATATGCACCTGCATATTTGGAGTCTTTATCAGAACGAACAATGGGAGGGATTACTATATTTTTCTTTTTGAGGTAATTGTAAATGATAGTATCCCACATACGAACCTGAGAGAACACATCTGCATAGTTTGCCTTAGCGTCATACGCCATAACAATTGCTAGTTCAATCAGTTTCATCTTGTCTTCCATACGGTCAACAAGTTCCACGTCAATGATGTTATATTCTACAAACTTTTGCCACCCATTAGTATAGAAATCTTTAAAGGTATCAAACTCAGAGTGATCTAGTTTCTTTTGTCCAAGTTCCACACTCGCAATATAATCCAGTCGATAGGATTCTTGCGCCTTATAAGTGAACTTCTTATAAAGATTTAGGTAATCAAGTTGTGTAATACCTCCAACATCATAAGAAATATGTTTACGACCTGCAATGAAAGTTTCTTTTTCGGTAACAAGTCCCCAAGGAGATAATCTTTTCATCAATTTTTCACCAAGAATTCTATCAATACGACGCACTAGGTACGGCATATCATATAGTTCACTATTCCAACCAGTGACAACTTCAGGTGTGTTACCTTCAACCATCCACCAGTTAATAAAGTCATTCAGAAGTTCATACTCAGTCCTGAAACTTTTATAGATGACATTCTGCTGCTTGTTATTGAATGGTCCTTGACCCCAGGTACGGATTTGTTTGGTAGTATAATCCTGCACTGTAATGAGGAGAACTTCCTCTGCAGCAGACTCAACATCAGGGAATCCATTTTCAGATTTAACCTCAATATCAATTGTAGAGATCTTGATCTTATTAGTATCAAACTTGATCTCTTCTTCAGGATACTTCTCAGAAATGTATTGATAAATGTATCTATCATTCCCATAAATCTTGAAGTTGTCTACACCATCATATCGCTTGATAAAATCACGACACTCACGAACAGTTCCAGGTTCAACTGATTGAACATAATCACCTTCAAGAGTTTTGTATTTGGTTTTTCCTTTTGATTCAACAAAAAGAGTCGGGTAAAACTTCTCTCGTGTCATGAAATGTTGACCATTTTCATAACCACGGACCAAGAAGTGATCCCCGACCATCTGGACGTTCGTATAAAATCTCATTCGGTAAGTTTCAAATACTTGGCAATAACATCAGGAGATGGATCTGCGATTGTGAGAATGTTCTCAGCACGTATCATCAATTCTGTTTGATTAGTTCCCTTTGGCCAGGGTTCCATATTCTCTTCGGTAAAGAATCGATAAGGTTTAATTAACTTGCAATTGGGATCTCCAATAGCAGCATCAACCTCCTCAATCTCACTAATTATAACATTGTCAACATCAACAAGCAAACATTTAATTGTTTTATCCATTTAGGACCTCGGTTTCACTTAGTGGTACTTCTTCTTCAACTTCCAATTTGGAAGTTGTTTTTCTTACAAACATTTCTCTCACACTTGGGATAGGTTCACAAATAGTAGAAACAGTATCTGCAGTAATTACAAAACTAGTATCACTAGAAAGAATCATCCAAGGTGTAAGCACAATATCTAGTTCATAATTTCCTTTACCAGTATCACTTTCCATTAGAGCAGTTTTTTCTTGTGTTCTAATGAAATGGGGATTATCAAGCATATAACCCTTAACCTGTTCTTCCTGAACCACTTCTTTTGCATCAGTTATCAGGGTTTCTCCTGTTTTAAGGAGCATCAATTTAATTGTCATGATTTTTCTGTTACTTCCTTTTTAACATCTTGTTTTACTTTAACTTCAGTAGGATATTCTGGAGCAGGACGATACTTACGATACCTTACGGTTTCAAACGTTTCAAAAACCTCTTCTGGATTACCATAGCAGGTCTTCTTACGGATCTCTACAAACTCATCATAGGGATCAGACTTTACATCAGGATACTTTTTATGTGCATCCTCAATTTTCTTCCTACTAATTACCTCATAATCAACACCATCACCAGAGGTGGGTAGAACAACATCGACATACTCTTTCTTTTTAGCAGCCATGAGACTTTTTAACTTCAAGAGTATTATACCAATAAAAAAGAGGGGAGTCAACTGGATTTGGCCAGTTCCCCCTCCGTCCATACGGCGACGATATTCATTTCTATTTAGAACCACTCCTTCCTTTGATGATGCTCTGGAACAATTCTCCCCAGAACAATACTCAGCAACCCATCCTCAAATTCAACTGATCTAACTTCCGTTTCATCACTGAGGGTCCAAGATCTGGTGAAAGATCTTTGAGCCACTCCTCGGTGGACATATGTCGTTTCGGTTTCTGTATCTTCTTTTTGTCCTTCGACAAAGAGTTTTCCGTCTTGTGTGTAGACATTTACTTCTGCTGGTTTGAATCCTGCCAATGCTAATTCTAGTCTTGATTCTACGTTGCTAACCGTGACTAGATTGTATGGTGGATAATTAGTGGTTGTTTCGTGAAGGTCAAACACCCTACTAAGGTATTCATCCATACCA